CGTGCCATAAACCGTGTTGTCTAGTAGCAAGAAGTTGTTATAGAGCGCTGAACTTAGGTAAAACGTGGCGTTTATGTTGCCTGGTGTTCCCGACCAGCTCGAACCCTCAATGATGCAGTTGTATGTCGTGCCGCGAAACTTGACTGCTACGGCTGTGCCTACGTTTTGGTTACCGTAGAACGGCAAGGTATAGCCGCCAGTTGGTGGGCCAATAGACTGCATGTTCACTGTGATGGACGAAATGGCTAAACGTGGTGTCTGGTAATTGGATAGCAGATAGTTGGCCATGTCGAGGGCCTGACCGGTTGACGAGTTCAACGTGTTAACCGTGTATGTCCGGTATGGCGCTGTACCCGTCTGCACCGTCTGGGCGGAATAATCGGCTGGGTCTACCGTCACTTGCGTGTAGTAGTTGTCTGCCAAACCTTGAAAACTAATGCTGCTGTACTTGTTGGCAGTCATGCCCCAGTCAGCCGGCACGTCGCTGAAATCAAGGTAACTAGCGGCCAGTTGGTAGTAGGCGTCAACTGCGAGCACTGAAGCAGAGAACTCGACAAGTCGCCCGTTCATGGTGAGTACGCAACTGTTTATCCAGTCGCCCCAGCTGGTGCCAATAGTTGACGCAGGAAACAGATAATTGCTACCGAAACCGCTTGACGTGTCAAGCTGCAAACCCGTCTGCTCATTACAGCGTGTCGCTTGAGTGTTAAAAATGGCGCTGGCCATAGCGTAATTGTTGCCAGACGCGCGCCCAAAAGCAGCAAAACCGCCCTCAGCTTGAATCACCACATAGTCAGCGTTGCCCACACTACTGGCGTAGGGAATACCGTATTCAGCAATAATGTTGGCTATCTTGCCGGCCCATACTTGGCGTGTGGTACCGCCGCCAGTCATGGTTATAGACACAAAACTGCCTGGCACAAATGCTGCGTTTGGTGACGCGTAGCCCGTTGGGTAACGCACTGTAATTGACGCTGTGCCGGCGCTGTACTGGTCTAACTGGTGTTGCCGTCCAGTGTTGAATGAGACTTGTTGCACGTTGTCTATGGCTACTGCGCTACCTAAAGTCGCGCCTACCAGCACGGTAAAGTTGACTTCAGCCATTAGTAAATGTTGCTTACCTTGATTGGCACGCTGCCGTTTTGACGCATGTAGGTGCGTAGCGCGCTTACTACTGCGTTAGGGTCGCCGCCGTTTACGTTGATAGTCACATTCGAGTCGCCAACGCTTGCAGCTGATACGCGCCCGCCGCCCATATTTGGGCTTGCGTTGATACTGCCAAGTACTGGCCCGAAAGGGTTGGTGGTGGGTGCTGGTGCTGTGCCGCCACCAAATACGTTGCCAAGGCTTGCATCAAGTTGCGCGCCAATAGCCGCGACGCTTTCAGGGTCTACCGCAAACTTCAACATAAACTCGGTGTCCGCGATAACGCTGTTAACGCCCTCAACAATTTTCTGTGCCTGGTCAACGCCCGACTTAAACCACTTGTCTGCCGTCAACTTAGCGATGCGGTCCGCAGCTGCGTTAATGGTTGTAGAAATACCTACTAGACGGTCGATGGACGCTTTACCGCCAGCAAGTAAACCCTTAATAATCTCTAGCCCTACGTCTGCCCCAGAGTCAAGAATTGACTTTAAGAGTTCTGGGTCATCTAAACCAGCAGCAATAAGTTGGTCTATGCCTGTGGCAAGTTGACCAGCCTTGGCGGCTTGCTCATCGAGCACACCAAAGAATGACTTTGCGCCCTCGCTGTCTGCTGCCGTGGTCCATGCCTCGCCCACATTAAATATGCCGCGCACAACGTTTGCGGTTGCGTTGTAAAAGTTGTTGTAGTTGTCTGTGGCCTTGGTTAGTTGCTCATTGGCGCGCATGAGCGCTGGGGCGAACTTGTCTTTAACGCTCTGTACTGCGTTGTCATATGCCTCTTTAAGGGTGCGTACTGCCTCGGCGTGCTTTTCGGTGGCCGCTGCGGCGCGTTTAGCGGCTGCTGAAGCCTTATCTGTGCTGGCGGTGCTCTTGGCTATTTCGAGGTTTGCGAGGCGTTGTTGTTCAATGTCTACGGCTTTTTGGTAGTTGGCGCGTTTCTGGTCTTGGTCAAGTTGTAGCAGCGTGTCGGACCATGCGCGAGTGTTGGCGTATGCCGTGGCTAGGCCGTCGTTTGTTTTGTCTAACTCGGTTTTGAGTTTGCCGATATTGAAGTTAAGGCCAAGTACTTTGCCGCCAAGGTTAAGAATGCTGCCGCCGAGGTTTGCAGCGTTCACGCCCATTTGTTTGAGTTTGTCGGTGAAGCCTTGTGACTCTTTTACGTTGCGGCTTATTGCGTCTTGTAGCGCTTGGAATGGGTCAATGAACCGGCGTAGTTTGCCGCCTAATTCTCGGATAACGCCACCTAAACCGCGTTCGTCCATAATCTTAATTAGGCGGTCTACGTAGTCGAGTAGTTGCCCAAGGGCTGGTAGCACTCGGTAGCCGATGCCCTCTACCATTTCGTCAAAACGCACTTTAAGTATCTGTAGACGGCCAGCGTAAGTGTTGGCATTAGCAGCTGCCGCGCCACCAAACTGTGTGGTAAGCGCCTCTTGTGCAGCCTTAAAGTCTTTAGTTTTGATTATGTTCTCATCGAGTGGGATACCCAACTTTTTGAGGCTTGTAAAATTGCCGTCATACGCACGCCCGATAGCGGTGCTGACAGCGGCCAAATCCTTACCGGTTGCTTTTGAGGCGTCAATACTGAGGGTTAGTAAATCTTGTGCTTTGGTGGCATCGCCAGTAAAACGCACCAAGCCGGCAAGTGCTGGCCGTAGCTCATCATCGGCCACTCCCGTTGCTAACTGGGTTTGGTCAACAAAATCAGCGATGCTATCGGCAAGAGCCTGGTTAGGTCCGAGGGTTGCGCGCAGCTGTGTCTCTAAAAGTTTGGTGCTTTGCTCATCGGCAATGGCGGCCTTAGAGGCAAGTATCAAACCGCCAGCAAGCGCGCTGACCGCGCCAGCAGCCGGCACCATCGCTTGTTTAAGTAGGAACCCAGACTTAGCGCCAAAACCTTGCAGGCTCGCAAACTCTTTTTTGGCAGAGTCAAACCCTTTAGTGTTCAGGCTTGAAATGATGGGAATGTTAATTGCCATTTAGCGCGTCCTAGTTTGTACAAGATTACGGTTAACAATAGTCATAACGCGTTCAACTATCTTGCCTACCTCGTCCTCGACGGCAGGTAGCACACTTTCAGCGGCTGGTTGCAGAGCGCGTGGCGCAGCTGCTGGCCCGACGTGCTCGCCCTCAGCCAAAAGGTTAGTGACAAACTGGCCGCCGCCTCTAATGCCTGCATGGTCCCAGATAGCGCCCGCAGCGTCACGTTGCTGTAGAACCAATAACTGGTATTGCGTCGCCTTAAAATCGGCTGTGCGGCCATTAGAGAACGTCACAGTACGCGCACGCTGGCCACGTTTGCCCACAACGGTACGAATGCCAGCGACAACACGGGTGCGTGACCAGCCCGTGCCATCGCGGCCCTTAATCATGTTGCCGTTAACCATGCGCGACAATGGCGTTTTAACAGGGATAAACGAACGCGCAGCATTAACAAGTCGAGTGCCCGCGCCAGCCTGAATATCCTTAGTTATCTGCCGGCGTAACGTGCGGTCAACTTTGTTTATTTCAGCGAGTGCCTCTTGAATGCCATAGACCTGGTAACTAGCGCTGGTGGGCATTTTGTTTGCGCTGCCTTTCAAGTATGTCTATGACGGTGGCGAGGTCTGGTAACTCAAAGTCTACACTTGGGGGCCACCAGCCCGTGTGCAATAACAGTTCGGCTAGTTGTCGCCGGACGGTGCCGGCTCTGTAAAAGTTGCTGGCTCGCTGTCTACGACTTCTAGCAGCTCAATGGTGTTAATGAATGCGTCGAGTGTGGCGGGTACCACAATGTTTGCGCGTTGGCTTGCTTCCCATGCCATAAAGGCTAGGTCCTCCATGCCTACGCCTGCGCCTAGGTCACTGGCGCGACGCTTAAAGCGCCGTTCCCATGCGACAATGACCGCGAGGCTAGTGACAACCTCGTAGGCGTTTTCGTTTTGGCGTTGAACTTTGAGCCGTAATTGCATGTCGGGCTACCTTTCGGGTTTGGGTTTGGTTACGCGCCGGTGGAAACGCTGTAAACGCCACCAGTAAAAGTAATGTCAATTGAGTCGAGCGCGCCGAGTTGGCCGTTGACCAATGGCAAGGTTTCAAGATACGCACCGGTAAGGGTGTGTTCTGGGTTTGTTGCTGAGGTGCTGCCGGTGCTTGGCTTAATTTTTACGGTGGTTTGTGTACCGACAAGAGCTGACAACGTGGCGTATGTTTCGGTCGCTGCGTAAGAGTTGTAAAGCGTGATGGTCAGCGAGTTGTTAGACAGGCCCGACGTGTAAACGCGTGAAGTTGAACCAAAAGCGGTGGACTCTAACGCCTCGATGACGCGTGTAAACACTGCGCTGGTTGCTTGGTCTGATAGGTCTACCGCGTTAACGGTTACGACTGGGTTTGAGAGATAGGTGCTAGTTGCCATGGTGTTTAGTCCTCGCTTGGTTCTTGTTCTGTTTTAGCAGGTTTTGGGTCGGTTTTGGTGGACGTTTCGGCAAGGAAACCGCCAGCGATAAGCGCTAACACGTTAACGCCATCTTTTTCAGCTGCCGCAGCGTCAAAGAAATCGCCAATTTTGCCTAAACGTTCGCTTGAAATCTTAAACATAGTTAGCCTTTCACGCTGTCTGTGCTTGCATTGTAATCGTCAAATCGTATGCCGGATAGTCTGCGCCGCCTATCATGGCGATAGTTGGCCGTCCGTCCGTCAACCCAACATTAGCGCCAAGCACCATGCTGGCGAGGTTTAGTAACGAGCGTTGCGCGTCGAGGTTGTTTGGCCCCAGGGTGATGACGCGTACGGGAAAAATCATCTTGACGATGTTGTAGTTGAACGCCTCGAATGTTGGCGCGTCAATAAACGCACATGGCGGTACGAGGTTGCGCGGGTCGTTGACCACTTGCAGGCCCGTGATGGTGCCAAGTTTGGTGGTGAGGTCGTCTAGAGCCTCGTTAAACAGGTCTGTGAACGCCGTAGGCATGCGTTATGCCACCTGCGGTCTGTCTATGCCAAGCAGTTGTTTTATGACGCCTGACAAGCCCGTAACGGATACCGCGCCACCATCGCCGAAACTGGCGAACGAGTCAATAGAGCCGCGTTGCCGGTAAAGCATGCCGCCATACATGATGGTGCCGAGCGTTACGTCCGCACTTGGGCTGGTGGTCAGCGAGTCAATGTAACCAGCCTCTTGCCTGCGGCGATAACAAAACGCCGAGGCGCTACTAGCGCACTGCGTTAAGAATGCAGCGTCAAGACTCGAAGCGGTGCCGATGCCCAACCAATCCTCAATCTGGGTGCTTGTTACCCAACTTGCCGTCTGGGTGTATGTGACTGTGCCGGTCGCAGCTGTGCGCGTTAAATCTGTGCCAGAGCGTGCGTAAAGCACTTGGTTTTCTATGGCTACGTTGTAGTCATAGACCAAATCGCCCTCAGCGTCAGTGCCGAGGTACAAATACTCTGGTAATGCGTACACGGTGTACGTGCCGTTGAATGTTGCGTCAACGGCCGCCACTGTGATGCTTTGACCTACAGCAATTTCGTTGCTGGTGAGCAGTTGTAATACTGCGTAGTT